ATTCTGTTGAGATTGTTTGATACGGCTCTGAGGTATTCCGCCGCTTGGACAGGCGATAATTTACCCGTATTAACGCCAACCATTCTCTCCATTCGGGCCGCGTTTTTTCTCGACATACCAAGAGACAGTATTGCTTCTTGCAAATCAATCCACGGGCCATAAGATGCTTCGATTAAGCTCTGGCCATAATTCGTACTTTCGACAAGCGACTCGTCAGCAATCTCATCTGATGCAATATCGAATTCTTTTCCATTGGCCCTGATCGGCTCATAAACAGCATCGACCTTCCAGAACGGGATTTTAAATGAGACAAACGCCCACGGGGGCAGAAGCGATATTTGGCCGTGCTTAACGATAGATTGCCAGGTTGATGCATATCCAACAAGAGATCCTGCCCGTTCGTATTCTGCCGTAAATTTCGGGTGCGTGTAATAGTCGGAGCGGATGGTTTCAACTCCAACTCCCTGGCGTCCGTATATCCGGCAATACCAAGCTCCGTAAACCGCTGCATTATACGCCCAGGAAAGACAGTTTTTGTTGATGACCTGTTTGAACGTGTTGCGCAAGTCGATTGTAACCGGATCGTCCTTGTCGCTTGTGGACTCTATTGATAGCAGTTCATGTGTGTCCGGTGTGGAGCTCAAAGCGTGCGACAGATGCATCTTGATCGCTGAGTCTATAGTCGGGTCTGACGCCATTGCCTGGAATACGCTATATTTTGCCAGCCGGTTCACCGGCAAGACGCCAAGGGGGAGATCGGTATCATTGGCACCGGACGCTCCAGTGTAGCCCTGTTCCGTGAAATCGTTATAGAAAACACCGCCTGGGATTGCCGCTATTGGAGGCAAATCGCTTTCTTTATTCGTCTCAGATGCCACCGCTCCAGGGAAAAGTTTTTTCCAAAGAGACTGTATTTTATTTTTTGGTTTCAATTTGTTTTCTCATTTCGATGATCCGTATGCCGAATAAAAACGCTTTTTGCTCCGAGACCTGGCCGATGATCTGGAACCTGTTCCTGATTTTGTTCCGGATTTTGACCATGATCCATTCCATTTTCCTGTTCCGGTGCAGGAACCGCTGCCAGACCCGGACGCCGTACCAGACCCTGATTTTGAATAAGCCCCAAGCCTGGCTGTCGATTTTGACCTGCCCCGAGACAGCGAAGCGTCCAGCGGGCCGCCTCTTGTGTTGGATTTTGAACGAGTTACGGACTGCCTAAATCCTGAATAGACGATAGCAGCACACATCATTTTTGAGATGTTGGCAAAGTTGCAATTTGCACGGCGTCCACTATTGACCCCCGCCCGACTATCACCTGGCCGGTGGGAAATGGCTCCACTTCGGCGAATGTACATGCTTGTAGGGAATCAAAGAATCTGCCTGTATCTGCGATCCAAGCGGCGTTTTCCAAAACAAGTTCATGCTCTGTTACCGCTACCAGACGGCCTGTATCGATCATCGTTACCGTCCGAATGAGATAGTTTCTCCCAACTTCCCAAATCCCATCTGTTTTTGGTGCCAAGCTCGGAAACATCGCTGTGATTTCGCGTACTTCTTTGATAGTGAGAGATTCAATATCCATCTTTAGTATTCCATCCCTGTTAGAGTGGGTGTTTTTTGTATTACAATTTCAATCCGTTGATCGTCTTGAACATCGTCTATTGTAACCGTGCTGGCCGGTGATACCCATGTTTGCCCCACCTTTATAGCCGACACTCTATGATCAGGCGGTGGTGACGGGATCGGGACTGTTGCTGGCTTCCCTTTTTCCAATATCACATAACTATCGGGTTGTCCCGTAACTTTTTTAAGGACTGATGTCCCAACAAGCTCTGTCGAGTACTCTGATTCTACCAGCGATGCGTAAGCCGTAACCGCAAAAAACGTGGGAAGCGATTCGTCAACTGTAGTCAAGACGTAATCAGTTACAAGTCCGACATCCACGACAACATCATAGTTACGGGTTGATTTCCCATAATATAGTTTGTACCCAGTTACTGCTGGGTCTATATTAGCGTCCCATGCAAGGTGTACGGACACTATCATCAGCAAATAGAGTGACAGTGATTTTAACATTAGAACACCCCAGCAGTCTGGACTGTACACGAATCAAACAGTGCGTAAGCATCCCCGCTTGCTCGCTTTGCACAAATCCTGAAAACCAATAGCATATCGTCTGCTTTGGTATAGGATAAAGCTGATGATTGCCAATCCACGCTATCAGCCGCAATCCATTCTGCAAGTGGTGTGTTCGACACAGAAACAAGCGGATCGGCAGCCAGATTGATAATTTGGAAATGTAGTCGTTGATCCGCTGTCAAGCCTGTTGCGTCATGCTTTGCAAACACAGGGAAAAGTAAATGGTTAGCTCCTGTTCTGGATATTTCCCAGTCAAAGACATTCCAAAACCCGCCATCTACATAAGTGAATTTATGACTATAGGCATGATTAGCAGGAACCGTAGTTGTTTCATGGATTAGTGTGCCACCAGCAGACCAGCCATGGGTAGCGTTTGCAACTCCGCCATATTTAAATGCTCTCCCTCTAAGCATTGGCCCTGCGGTTATTCCAGAATACACCACGTCAGTTGTATTGTTTGAAAACGAGCCAAGAAGTAAAAATCCTGCGTAGCTAACGCCGGTGGTACACCCAGAAACAACACCTGAGATAGTGTGGCCAGAGCCAGTGTTAACGCCGGTGACACAGCCAGAAATAACACCTGAGATAGTGTGACCAGAACAAGCGCTAACGCCGGTGACACAGCCAGAAATAACACCTGATATAGTGTGGCCAGAACCAATGTTAACGCCGCCGTTACATCCAGAAACAACACCTGATATAGTGTGACCAGAGCCAGCGTTAACGCCGTTGTTACATCCAGAAACAACGCCTGAGACAGTGTGGCCAGAACCGCCATAAATAGCACTATCTGCTCCAAAAATAGTCCCTGAAAAAGTATGGCCATAACCTTGGTTAACACTACGGGAATAAAAAGTTACACCAGTTCCACTACTATTTCTTATTTCACTGCCTATTTTATTCCCTGTAAACGTGCTTGCCCCATAATCTATTATTGCCTGAGTAACAACAGTCCCCGTAGATCGGATGGATATATTCCTGCTGATTAAGTATATTTTTGCTCCTGGGTATTGAACAGAGTCCACATTCGCTGATAAAACAATTGTTTCAGCGTTAATCGTAGTAAGTTGCAGTCTTTGCTGGTCATAATTTTGCGGCCCAGCATTAGCCAGCACGACATGATCATGACCATCAGTTGTTACCCATCCTGTTACAGCCGTAACATCATCCAACACATTCATAGTGGCTGTACTGGTGCTGGTATGGCCGGTATAAACATCTATATCACCAGTGCCATCAGTGGTTAAATCAATTACCAGTCCCGCTGAATATGCAGCCAGTTTAAACGTGTCAGTTGCGGTACTCACTACAAAGTATATCGTATCTGGTTGCAGCGGCGCAGGAAGTGTCCCAGATGACATAATCATTACAGCCATTGCATTCGCTAAGCCGTGACTGGTTTTGGTTAGGGTGTCAGCAGAAGCCGATCCAGCAACTCTGTGCTTAACCCCATAAGTCCTAACTGCTTTGACCGACGGTTCATAATCATACAGCATCAAGTCAAGGTACGAAGCATCAATCTTGGATGTCCCCTGTAAATCAATTATTGCTTTATCTGCATAAGGAAGTGCTGTTGTTCCTGCAAAAGTTCCTTCAGCATTTGCGACTAATCTTCCTCGATTCGCAAAGTTTGTTCCGACTAAATTATAGCCAGTTCTTATTTTGAGATGTCCTGACGTTCCTGCCTTAAAATACAGCATTCCAGGGACTGTAGCACTCCCTGAGATCGTAACAGTCCTCAGTCCTGTATATGCACTCAAGTCGTCATTCATCAGGATTTCGTGGCCCTCCGCGATTACAACGTAATCGTCATCAGCGGGCTTAACCCCTCCTGACCAAGTTAATCCTGTTGCCCACGATCCAGAGGCATTTGATGTGATAGTTGCCATTTCAGCCTCCTTATTGAATGATTAACCCAGCAGAAACCCAGGTGATTGATGTTGCAAGAGCATTGACATTAAGGCAAATAACATCGCCTGCTGTCACTGTTTTTGTCCATCCTGTCAAAGTCAAGTCCTCAACCGTTTGAGCAGCAGAAAGAGTGATAGGAGCCGAAGCAGATATGACATCCGCAACAGTTGGAGGAAAGTTAGCAAAAGTATCTTTCCAAACTGCTATCTCTATACTGCCCGAAACATCCGCCATTGCATAAGCACCAACAATAGTTCCGGTACTTGGAACCCTGAAAAATGCTTTTTTGCCGGCTACGATTGGAAGTCCACCGCCATCAAACACGACACCTCTGTATATCGGAGAGTCCAGTTCTTCTATTGCGCCCTGAACGGTAGTCGATATAATACTGCCACTTGGCGCAAACGATACGGCCCCCGCTGTTGTGGAAGAAGAAACAGCACCAGCCAGTGACGTTTGAAGCCTGTAGTCGGAGCTTTCCTGGAATTGTCCATCACCTGCGAAAATAAAGCGATAAATCAGTTTCCATTCTGGATTGATACCAGAAACAGTAGGCTGTAGCTCTGTCCTCGCCGTAGTTATTTGACTATACGAAGCTGACACATGAGACGGGATAACAGCGATTGGTTTATCAATATCTGTCGTCGCAAAGACCCAATAACAAGCATACCTGTTACTGGCGAATGTGGTTAGCGTGTAGGTATCTGTGTCGAGATAAGTCGGCGACCCTGCGGATCCTGTAAAAGGAAAAGAAAAATCAGCAAAAGTCCATGTTGTTGAGTTCGTTTTGTAATACGCTCGCATGGTCGTTTGCTGTCCAGTTGTGACAATCAAATCTTCGTCATATAGCGTACCTGTCTCAATCTGTAACGACTCGTCAACACTCGTAGAGGGGTAGGTTTTGTCCAACCCTGATCCATACCTCGCGCCAACTGTCAGATGACTCCATATATGCCAGTCAATATTTCTTGTGTGACCATGACTTTCTTTGCTGATTGCGCCTGCGCTCCCATTCCAAAAAACAGTGGCAACAGGAACCATAGTTTTTAAATTCCAAAACACCGGAGACCAGTAGAGTTTCCCAGTCGCATCCTTGAAATAAAAATAATATAGCGTGTTGGTTGTCAAAGACGCACTCGCATGATCCCTATCTGCGGTCAAATCAAGATCGCAAGTTACCGGAACAGCCGTGGTAAATATAGTTCCTTGCCACCAATATGTTGTTGACGCAACAGAAAATACGTGGCCCGATGAGTCAAAGGATATCGCGCCTATAGCTTGTACGCCATGATGATTTTCTTTGCCTGACAGAGCATCAAATACACTGTTCCCGTCCGGGGCATGAGTAGTGTCCCCGTCTGAAATGGATGCAGCTAACCCGACAGATGACTGTGTCGCCCATGATAACGTCGTTGCGACAACCGTCAAGACTTGCCCTTCTGTGCCTATTGCCAGCCTGCCGGCGGTGTCTGGTCCGGTACCGACTGCAAGATCACCCGCCGCGTCCCAGATAGCATCCGTCGAAACGTCGCCGCTTCCTCCGCCGGTACCAACAGCAGTAGCCACAGAGTCCTCGACTTTATACATCTCGTCGTTCAGCCAATAGAATCCATTAACGATAGTCGGGGCAACAGTGTTTGTCAGCATTTCTACTGCCCTGTAGCCATCTGGTTGGCTGATGATGTGTCGCAAGTGATTCCAGTATTGCCCTACCTGCGCATAAGTACCTGCGGCTGTTGTCTTATTGCAGTACAATAAGTCGCCTCGGTTGACGTACAGGCCAACCCCGGCAGCGCCCCCCAT